ATTTCAGCAATTGCTTCATAAACACCATCCACTGTAAGATCACCTCCTTTCACAATGTAAAACCGTGTAGCATTGGCAGGACTCTTTACAAGTGCGATTGTATGACACTTAACATCTTCAAGGAGTTTAGTCTTCTTTACAACACTCATTCAACATCCCTCCGAATTCCCCATCCTTCCATACTAAAACCATTGATTTTGCCTTCTTGGGCAGCCTTAAAGACATCCATATGATCTCCAGCAAATACTGAAAGCCAGAAAGCACCAGCGGGTATCTCCTGACCACCCTTCATCGTAGCTTCCTCAGGCTGGAAGCATTCAATAATGGGGAGATCTATTCCCTTCCCACTATGTTCAATAGAAAGTTTCCTCCCATTAACCATAAAATGCTTCATCAACTTCCAAATCTCTTCTTTTGTCATCATGTCTTTTTGTAAGTCTTCAACGTTCGGCTCGTAAACAATCCCTCCAATGATATACTCCGGCTCATCTGTAGTCTTAACAACGAATTTTACTGTATTAGGTACATCTCTAGTCATCAATTCACCACACTTAGGACACTTGATAGTATTACATGGAGCGCCGGTGGCATGAGGATATCTCGTCTTACATTTAGGACAGTAACAAGTACCTCCAGGGCCAGCACCCTGTGCATCTCCAGCATTCCTACCAAGTGTTCTTCGGGCAGCTAATGCCTTTTTAGTATCAGAAATTTCCCAATACTTTAATTCATGACTGACCGCTTTCTTGATTGAAAGCGGTAGGGCTGATCGCCCACCTTTTGGTAACCACTTAGCCTTAATTGCCGAAGCAGAGAGAACATAAGGCTCGCTCGAGTCTCCTGATTTTTGGAACTTAATGCCTACTGGATCAGTCTTAAGGATATAACGACCAGAAAGAAGTTCTCCAGTGAAGAAGAATTCTGAAAACCCAGTTCTTGTAGCCCCAAGTTCAAATTCGCCTTTTTCTACTACTGTCCTGATTGAATCTTTATCATTTCCCTCATAGTCGAACCAAACTCGCATTTTAGAATTACTTGGCATTATTTCTATGCCGGTACCTAAGTACTCCGAGACATCAATGGCTTTATCTACTGATTTAGACACCATTTCAAGTACTTCTATGGAACTACCTCCGCTATCCATATGTAAGTCAACACGAACCGTATCGTCTTTTGCGACTAAAATAAGACAATATGGATAGGCTTTCTCTTCCCGGAACTTATCAAACAGCACAGCTATCTCCTCATCCTTCGGGTTCTTGGGCTGGGGTCTTCTCATCCCCTGAGTCATCCATACCCACAGGCTGCGGCGCAGTTCTCCTAGACCAAATCTTATGCTGGTCCCCACCCGGAATAGGATCGAGACCATACTTTTTACGAATCTCATTAATGCTGAGAATCCCGTGAGAGACATAAGCTGTGTCCCTTCTCATTTCTATTTCTAGGTTTCTTACATCAGGCGCTTCTAGTCTTGCGACCGCTCCATCAATACCTAAGCCATGTTTAATAATGCTATCCATATGAAAATGAAGACCACGTTGTAAAGGCTTAACAATTCTGTTTAAGTAGATCTCAGCTTGGCTCAGTCCTGAAGCACTTCCCCGACTCTCAGTATCCACGATGCCTAGAATCACCGGAGGTATTCCATGAGCAACTCGAATAAAGTCTCGCAAGTCTTTTCGAGTCTCTCTATAATCAGCTTCTTTTTGTGTTTGGTCGACGACTTCAAAAGTAACTTCAAATTCCTCTCCGTCAGAACTCAGAATTAGGGTTTTATGCGGCTCTCCCTTAAACTCTGACTTGAAGAACTTCTCGATCTTCTGCTGTACGTCTTGAGTAACATCACCACCTTTGATTACTACAGCATATCTTGGAATACAAGAGTTCTCGAAGAACTTAAGAAAATAAGATCTAATTTCTTTAGCGCATAAAATATCTTCAACAGCCGGGATTACTTCAGGAACTCCATAATACCGAGATATTGCTGCATAAGGTCGAGGCCAGAAAATCATCTCATTCGCAGAATCTTGGGCATTATACTCAGACATGGCTTCGCCAGTATGCCGATTTATATACTTTCCTTCTTCTCGCGGGAATTTCTGGAAGTATATACTAGACTTCATTGCATCATCTATCTGAGCATAATCCGCAACGATTTTTGTAGTCTTCTTTACTACACGTACTGTCTGCGGAGCAACAGGTTCCCATCTAGCAACAGTCTTCTGGTCCCTAGTTCGGACAAGTTCAATAACTCCCCAACCTACAGTCTCTCGATCAAATACAAATTGTTCAAGTACATCTGAATACGGCATGTTTGGATTTCCAGTGGCCAAAAACTCCTCGACAACTTTACGGTCTTCTTTAGAAGCTACTTCTTCGTCATTAAAAGGATGGACAATCTTGTAACCAATTCCGGCTGCGTCAGAGGCTTTGGTCCTCGCACAACGAAAGTGCGTAATATTAATAGTAGCTAAATCAACTAAACCCTGTGGGTCATAAGGAGGTTCATGGAACTCAGTACTTGCATCCTCCCCGCCACTTGCACGACTCAGGATTCCAGCGAAGTCATAGGGACTGGCGTCTTTATGTAGACGCCCCTCAGGGTCTATATATGCCTTGACTACACTAACTTTTTCACTCATACCATTACAGCCCTAATCGCATGACTCCGCGAGTTTTCAGCAAGCAGTTGCACAGCTTTCAGTCCAGCTTCCGTAGAAGACGCAGTAAGAGCCTGCGCACCTCTCGTCAAAACTATACTTCCTTCGTCAACTGCTTGAATAGCAGCCTCAGCTGGAAATGCTGATTTAAGCTTTCTTTTAATAACTCGATTCTCTACGTCGCTGAAGAAAGTATCTGCAATATCTGGTGTGGTAATAATAGGAGTACTCTGAGGAATCTTCATTACGTTATGCATCCAAGGTTCTGAACTACCTCCTACACCAAATGCATCCAGGATATATGTCTTCCCTTTTGTCTTCAAAGCCTGTAAGATAAACCCATAAATCCCATCATCGAGTCTTTCTAAATACACACATGCAAAGACTTCACCATCTTTTGGAATCTCAGATGATTCAATTATTGAATCTTGTATGTTCTGCTTTCGAAGCTTGAATGCAAGTTTTCCTGAGTATTTATAAGCTAATTCAATATGGTCTGCAAGGGTATCTAAAAGATCCTTGTCTCCATGAGGAAAGTCATCCAAGCATAGGAGAAGCCGTGACATCCAAGACTTTACATAAAGTTCCTGATTTTCCAATACAGGTTGAATCTTCATAATACGACCGTCTTTAGCCGTCCGACTCCTGTGAATCGGCTCAATTAAAAACCTAGTCTTCTCCATCCTCATTGCTTCGCGTAGATAAGGTTCAAGCTGCGCCTGATAGCCTACGGCTTCAAAGCCCACAATATCAGGATCATACTTCCTTGCCATCTTAAGTGTCTTATCAACTGTATCTCGTTGGTTTAAGTAATCCTCAATGTAGTCTAAGACATAAACACCACCTATAGCAGGAGCCAAACAAGCCATAATCGCTGTTTTAGAGTGCCCCTTACCTCGCTTACCGCTTGCAGGATCTACAGTTATCGTCAAGAAGCCTTCCCTAAACTTCGGCGCCGTCTTATATTCTTGAATTCTATTAATATGAAATACTTTCGTCGCAGGATCTACAGGATCATTAAGCATCTGCGCCCGAAAGAAGAATGACCCATTGTTTTCTTTCTCACGTAGAATACGTGCATCGTCCCAAAATGTAGGAAAGGCTGTCTTCTCTGTCCCATCTTCATAAATAATCTGCTCAAAGAAAGCCATGTGCTTCCAGTTTTTCTTCAACCAAGCAATAGCATCATTAATTGAATATCGCGTGCCTGCGAAGTAGATTAACTGTAACTTAGAGCCTGAGTCAATATTTCCTATAGATGTCAACTGCATGTAACCTACAGTTTTACTCACGACCTCAGGATTAAAATAAATATCTTCTGCACGAATGTCATCCTTATCCGGAGCCAGGGGATCGTCGAAGAAGATAATATCATAGTGAAAGCCGGTTTTATTCGTACCAACGCCGGCAGCTTCTACTGTAGCTTCATCCCAAGACGTTGTTCTATTAACTTCAAAGGCCGCAGCAGTCCAACGGACAGAACCAAGGGATGTAGGTACTATCTGAGGAAAGAGAAGTGGCAATAGAGGTGCTCCAACACCTACTATTCGATTCCGCATGTCCTTGACGCCTTGCTCAGCTCTGTCTTTAGTCTTTGAAACATAGAG